GTCAATTGACCAAGCCTTTATTGCTTCTATATTGACGGTAATTGGGTATTCTATTAACGACACCGTGGTAGTATATGACCGGATTAGGGAATTCCTTGGATTGCATCCAAAATGGTCGAAATATGACACCATCAATGCAGCGATGAACAGTACGTTAAGCCGTACCATGATTACTGCAGGTACTACGTTGTTAACCTTGTTAGTAATGTTCCTATTAGGTGGTGAAGTTATCCGTGGATTCATTTTTGCTATGTTGATTGGTATCTTCGTGGGAACTTATTCATCGGTTGCCGTAGCATCAACAGTAATGTTTGATACCTTGAAGAAAGACCAAAAAAAGAGATAAAATTCAGTAAGTTAATACTTTCATAGATAGCCCTCCGAATCCTCGGGGGGCTATTTTTTTGCAGCAATTAAGTTGAAACAAAAATTGATGTCAACTTTATATTGCCTCCAGAAGTTGATCTTCGGTAAATCGCTATCTAAGGGGCATAAAACAAAATGTACATAAAGAATATTTGGCTTTTTTTGCTTGAAACCTACATATATAAGGGATTGAGCGTATTTTGCCCGAAAACTTATTTAAAACGAATTGTACAAATATAACTCTTTAATATATTTTTGCTACTATACTTAAACGGTTTACTTAAACGTTTTTGGCCATATTACCACTACACATACATTACAGCATTAAAACCTTACTAATAAAGGCTAATAAGCCATAATAACAGTATATAAAAGGCCCATTTTAAGGGCTTTTTTTGTTTCCTGGCCCTTACTGTGATTTTATATGGCCTTTTTGAATTGCCCTTATATTGCCCTTACCCTATGCCCTTACCCGAAGTGTGTATAAAAACAGTAAATAAACTAATATATAAATGTTAATAAAGTACATAAAATAATAAAAAAAGCATTTAAACAGGGGTTTAATACAGTATAAATACAAAATAAAAGCAAATCAATACACTGATTACTAATATATTACAAAATTAATGAAGTTTTTAGCGTGTGGAGTGGCCTGTTACCAGGTAATTATTGAGGTTTTTGTTTGAGTTTTTCAATTTCAGCTTTTGTCATAGCTAATTCAACTGACAGCTCTATTATTTTTTTATCCTTATCATTAAGTATATGTTTAAATACATCCAATTGAATGGACACATTTTTTTTATAGTCATTGATTGAATCATTAACTACTTGTGCGGAATTATCACTCTGAGTAGGGTAACCAATTAACATTTCACCGGTCCCGTGGAGCAACCATGTTGCACTAATATTTTTGTATGTGGCGAATATTTTAGCCAATGTTTCTTCAGTTAAACCAGTATGATTGTCTAAAGTACCCCTGGAAATACCCGTTTGTGCATAAAATTCTCGCTTACTAATACCCAAATATTCAACGTATTGCAAAATTCTTTGCTTAAATGGCGATATTTTTTGCTCTTTTTGTTGCACGTGGCGAAATGTTTTGTATTTTTGTTTTGAATTACAAACAAAGTTATAGTAAAAAATGGATACAAAACAAATTTTTCTTTTAAAGCAACACGGAGATATAGTAATAGTGGCCAAGGTAATTGGTGAGAGCCACGCAAATACCGACCGGATTATAAGAAGGCCAAATAGTAAAAAACACAAAAAAGCAATGTCAGTACTGGCAAAAATAATTGAGGATCGGGAGCAGTCCATGACATCGGCAAAAGAAATGATTGATAATAATTAGGGGTTAATTATTCAAGGGTAAAAGTTGGAAATATTCAATAACATATTATGTGTAGAGGGTGGTTGGCTCATTAATGAGGGTATCATTACTGAAGACTATTACGATAAGCTTAGAGCCGCAGGCAAAATAAGAGCAGAGCGGAGGGCTTGCAAGGGTACTCCTGCACTTATTGCCTACGATTCTATTCCCGACCGGTTCAAGCAAGTTATTGTTGAGCGTTACGGCGACCCATACCAAACAACCAAGGACGGATTTTTTAAAGAACACATTGTTTCCGACTTGCAGGCCCTTGAATTTTTTAACACCTACCAACTGGAAGATGGCCGACACCTGCCCGAAGAAACTACCCAGGAATATTACCACAACGCCATTCTTTTAAACGCGGTTCACTCGGTTATTAATACCCGCATTGCAAAGCGCAAAGGTTTGGGTGGTAGCCTGGGCAACATTTGGGAAAACATGACCAACACCGTTGCGGACCTTGAAGGATACAAACACAGCTTGCCAAACAACGTGCGACGCTTCCGCGAAAAGTACAATGCTTATTTAAAAGAAGGATATAGTTGCCTTATCCATAAAGGATTCCAGAACGATAACCGCCGCAAGGTGAATGAACAGATTGAACTGGTTCTGCTAAGCATTAGTGCCATGCCCAACCGCCACTTTAATACCACAGTGGCCGAATACTACAACGATTTTGTACACGGAAGGCTTGAACTATACAACCAGGAAACAGGCGAACTATTTAACCCGGCTGATTTTATTGACAACCACGGAAACCCTCTTAAATTAAGCGAAGGAACGGTTTGGAACGTGCTGAACTCGCTTAAGAATAAGCCAGTGATGGACAAAAAGCGCAAAAGCGGCATCGACTTTAAAACCAAAACCATGCCTTACAACCACAGGCACCGTCCACAGTTCAGCCTTAGTAAAGTATCAATGGATGACAGGGCTTTGCCACGCAAGGGAACCGACGGTTGGGTAAGTGCTTACTATGCTTACGATGTGGCCAGCGAATGCTTTATTGGCTACAGCCACAGTAAGGATAAGGATATGGATTTGGTGTGGGAATGCTTCCGAAACATGTACACCACCTTACGGAATAACAATTTGCCTTGGCCTGCCGAGGTTGAAGTGGAAAACCACTTAATGAAAGGCATCAGCGACCAACTATATAGCATGTTTGCTTATGTGCGTTTCTGTAACCCGCAAAACTCCCGCGAAAAAAGGGCTGAACATGCCATACGTAGCAAGAAATACGGTGACGAGAAAAAACACCAGGACAACATTGGCCGTTGGACGGCTCACCACGATGCGTACGGTGTGAATACCGATTACGAGCAAAAGGTAACCACCAAACAACTGATTGCCGACGACATTGAAAGCCTTGACCGCCACAACAATGCACCACACAGCATATATAAAGATAAGAGCCGCTGGCAGGTACTTTGCGAAATGCTTAACCCGGAATTGGTCCCAGCACAGGAACGCCTCCTGTTCAAATACTTAGGTATTAAGACACCAACCAGCATACGCAACAATGATTTTGTACAAGTGCAATACGCCCACTATGCTTTGAACGACGGCATGGATGTACTTGGCCTTATGAAACCAAACAACTACAGTGTAGAGGCTTATTGGTTGCCCGATGCCGATGGAAATATTGGTAAGGTGTATTTATACCAGGGCGACGAGTACCTGGGCGAGGCTACCAAATACGAAACCTACAACGAGGCACAGGCAGAGCGCACCGAGCGCGATGAAGAGATTCGGACGGAGCAAGCCAAACGCCAGGCTCACGCACGCAAAACCGTTAAAGACGATGTGGCCCGCAAGGTGGTTAAAATTGGCCTGATGCCAAAAACAAAACAAGAATTTACAGCCGAAGAGGTTTATGTTCCCGAGCTTGTAATGGTTGCCCAATATAAGGAACCAGAGTTTGATACCGAAAGCGACGATTACTATACCCAACGAGCACTTAATGATTTATAACTTAATAATTAAACGATTATGATTACTAACGAAGCAAAAAAGAAGATTGTAGAGGCCATTAAGACCTCCGAACGGAATTACCCGAGTGCCAGTAAAATGGCCGTAGTATTGGACATTAACCCTGCCCAGTTGAGCCGGATTAAAAAAGGCGAATTCGATGGTGTGTTAAGCGATGCCAAACTGATAAGCATTGCCCGCAAACTGAACGTTGAAATGGGGCAGAAAATTGAACTGGCTACTGCCAACACTCCGGTTTTTCAATATATAAATGCACAGCTGGCCGCTTGCCAAACCAATGCCATGAGCGGTTTGCTTTGCGACATTGCCGACATTGGCAAAACATACGCTGCCAGGCATTATGTGAAGATTCACAAAAACGCGGTGTACATTGATTGCAGCCAGTTTAAAACTAAACAACGCCTTATTAAAGCCATTGCCCGCGAACTTGGGTTGAACCACGTGGGTAAATACAACGATGTTTACGAAGACCTGGTATATTATATAAAAACCATACCAACCCCATTGGTAGTATTGGACGAAGCTGGCGACCTGGATTATGCAGCCTTTTTGGAACTAAAAGCCCTTTGGAATGCTACCGAGCACGCCTGCGGTTGGTTTATGATGGGTGCCGATGGCTTAAAAGCCAAGATTGAAGGCAACATTGGCCGTAAAAAAGTAGGTTACACTGAGCTGTTCAGCCGATATGGAAGCCGCTTTCAGAAAGTTACCCCCGATGGCGATGGTGCCGACAAGGAGTTTGCCAAAAAACAGGTTGCCATGATTGCCAAAGCAAACGGAATTGACGATGTACAGGCGCTATACGCGCGAACTCAGGGAAGTTTACGCCGCATTTATATTGAGATTCACAAACTTAAAGCTACTGCATAATGGACGTGATATATGCCATAAAGAAGGACCCAAGGGGAGCCAACCCATTTGTATGTATTTATCGGTTTTGTGCTGAGCCAAGCAATGGTTTGCAAAACAATTACAGCATTTTAGGCCGCAGACAAGCCACAGCAAAAGAGCAGCAGTTAATTGGTGTGTGTTCAAAACAGTACCGCATATATTATTACAACAACGTTTTTGATTTGGTAAAAGACGATGCCATGATTGGTATTGACACTCCCAGCGAAGTAATTGAAAAACTGAATCTATATGAGAAACAACCGGGCTGTTAGTGTTAGCCAACTGCTTAAGATGCGGTTCAAAACAATGCCTTTCGATGGCGAATGGGCTGACCTGATTGGCACTCCTGAAATGGCAGGCGTTTGGATTATTTGGGGAAACTCCGGAAACGGCAAAACAAACTTTGGCTTACAGTTAGCCAAGTACCTTACCAACTTTGGCCGGGTGGCATACAACACCATGGAGGAAGGTGCCCGATTGAGTATGCAACGTGCGGTACAATTGCAGGACTTACACGAATGCAGCCGCCGCATTATATTCCTGAATCGCGAAAGCATGGAGGAAATGAAGGAACGCCTGCGCAAGCGCAAAAGCCCCGATGCCATTATAATTGACAGCTTTCAGTATAGCGGGTTAAACCGCAGTAGTTACATTGACTTAAAGAGCGAATTCCCAAGTAAGTTATTCGTGTTTTTGAGCCATGCCGAAGGTAAAAACCCATTGGGACGGGCTGCCACTTTTGCCCGATACGATGCCGATGTGAAGATACGCATTGAGGGTTACCGCGCCACTGCCACCAGCCGATATGGAGGCAACAACGAGCCTTATATTATATGGGATAAGGGCTCTTACGATTACTGGGGAGATTAACAATTAATAATTACAAAATGGAAATTAGCGAAAAAAGAGTGATGATACACCGCCTGCTTTATAAGCTGGGAGCACTCGAAAATAAAGGCGACATTTTAAAAGGCTACGGAGTGGAAAGCACTACCGAATTAACCGACGGCCAGATAGATACCCTTATTGCCCGGCTTAAAGACAGCCTGAATAAACGCAGCGAGGCTCCAAGCGATATGCGTAAATGGCGCAGCAACGTACTTACACAACTTAACAAGTGCGGGGTATATGCCACAAACAACGACTGGACAGCCGTTAACCGCTTTATACTGAATCCCCGCATCTGCGGAAAGCTGCTTTACGAACTGAACGTTCAGGAGCTAAAAAACCTTTACAAAAAGCTGCTTATGGTAGCCGAAAAGAAAGCCGAAAACGATAAAAACACTGTACTAAATCACGTAAGCCTTAACTAATGGAAAAGACCTATTATTTCAGCAGCATAGCAGTATGCAAGCAATGCAACGGTGACGGTAAAATAATGGACATGCACCACATTGGGCATGGAAATTACTCGGAACCAATAATAAATATTTGTGACCTATGCAACGGCGAGGGGTTGGTATTTATTGAAAAGGAAATTAAAGTAACCATTTCTCCTAAAAAAAAGATGTGAGTATGATTGAAACAACCAAAGAGCAACTGGCGCACTGGGAAGCCCGTGCAAAAGACCTGGAAGATTGGCTATTGAGCCATAGCTATGAAGATAAAAACTTTATGCTAAACCAAAGCGACTACAACCACGCTAACTGGAAAGTTGCCCAATTGAAAGACCGCATGGAACGCGACGAAAAAGGCCCCCGCGATGTGGGACAGAGCTACGCAAAACCGATAATTAAACAAGTTTACAACAATCATTAAATAGCAATTAACATGAATTTAAACCAATTAACGCCCGAACAAAAGGCTGCTCTGCTGCTTGAATTGCAAGCCGAGCAAAAACAACTGGAAGAGAACAAAAAGAGTGAGCTTAAAGTGTATCAGCACTTAAAGGATGAAACCGTGCGAAAGGTATTTGAAAAGCTTACCAACCTAAGCAGCGAACTGGAAACCCGAAAAGCGGAAGTGTTTGCCGAGTTTAAAGCAGTGCTGGAACTTAAAGGCAACGTGTACGGAAACAAGGAAGAGCAGTTTAGCCACACATTTACTACCGACGATGGCGACAAGAGCATTATTATTGGCCACAACACAATTGACCGATGGGACGAAACCATTAGCGTGGGCATTGAGCGGGTAAACCAATGGCTTACCAAACTGGCTAAAGACGATGCCTCAGCTTTATTGGTGGGCATGGTGCGCGACCTGTTGAAACCAAACAAAGAAGGGGTTTTAAAAGCCAACCGGGTGTTGGACTTAACCCGCAAGGCCGACGAATTGGGCGACCCTGAATTGATTGAAGCCGTTAAGATTATCCGCGACAGCCACCGACCCGACCGCACGAGCACGTACGTAAAGGCCATGTTTAAAAACTCAAAAGGCGAACGGCAGTTTTTGGGACTGTCCATGTCGTCGGTTTAAAATAAGGAATCCCGGTTGGTGTAGCGGTAGCATGTTGCCCTTGAGGCGATAGACGCGGGTTCGAATCCCGCACCGGGAACAAGACAATTAATAATTAACAATTAACAATGAAACGATTCACCACCACCGACGACGATTACATAAAAGCCCATTACCTGGAACAAACCCTGTTTCAAATGGCCGATGCTTTGAATCGCGCATTTGGTAGTGTAAGTGGCCGCATGAAGCTGCTTGGGTTGGTGGTTCCTGCCGAAATTATTCAACAGCGCCGTATTGATGGCCTAAAATTAGGCTGGGGCAATACCGAAACCCGCTTTAAAAAAGGACATGTTACCTGGAACAAAGGAATGAAAGGCTTACAAATAGGTGGCGGCGAAACGCAATTTAAAAAAGGGAATGAACCTTACAACACCAAGTTCGATGGGTGCATCAGCATACGTAAAGATAAAAGCAAAAAAGCATACAAATACATCCGCATAACTAAAAGCAAGTGGGTACTGTTGCAGCGCCATATTTGGGAACAATCCAACGGACCCATTCCCGAAGGTGCCCTGGTTAAGTTTGCCGACGGCAACTCCATGAACTGCGACCTTACCAACCTGTATTTAAGCAACCGCCCCGACAATATGGATAGCAACACCATACACCGCTATCCGGCAGAGCTTAAACGAACTATTAAATTATTATCGAAGTTAAATAAACACTTAAAAAAAGTAGAGTTATGATGAAGCAAACAAGTTTAGACCAGTTGAACAGCCACCTGTTCGAAACCATTGAAATGTTGAAAAACAACAACGATCCGCAAGCCAGTGCCAACGAAAAGATGGATGTGGAAATTGCCAAAGTAATTGCCGATTTGGGCAAAGTAGTAGTGGAAGGATACAAGGTAAAAGCCCAGGTGCTTAACCTTATTAGTAAGGTTAACGATGGAGTTTGTGATGTTAAGGAATTGGCTATTAGTGCCGGAATAAACGAAAAGCAATGAACAAGTTCGAGTTTATTGAAGCCATGGTTAACAGCAAGCTGCACAAGCCAGTTATGCCAACGTTGCAAGAGGTTACGCGCCTTAGCCAACAGATAACCAATGAACACAATGCCAAAGCATTTGAACAGATTGCCATTTACCGGAATCAATTACCGGCGGCAAGCAACGCCAAAGATTTTAACATTATGATGGTGATATGGGAAGCATACGAAAACGGTAAACAAATATTTGAACGCCATGATTATAGCAATTGATTTTGATGGAACCATTGTGAAACATAAGTTTCCGGATATAGGCCCCGAAATGCCAAACGCATTCCGCATATTAAAAAAATGGCAAACACAAGGCCACAAACTTATACTATGGACATGCCGAAATCACGGTGAGCTTTACGAAGGGCGCGACCTACTATTGGAAGCTGTATTGTATTGCGAAAGCAATGGCCTTGAGTTTGATGCCATTAACTGCAATAGCGGTGAAATTGCCTTTAACCCAGAACCTAAAGTTTATGCCGATTTGTACATCGACGATCGTGCCAACTTTTCATTCATTGATTGGCTAAAATTCGATTACCTGCTTGAAAAAAAGAAAGACTTTGGCGCTACTCCTCAATATGTAATAAGCTACGTGCAGGATAAAACAGGCATTAAAGATTTACGGGTTAAAAGGCGATATCGCACCTTGGTTGATGCCAGGCGTGTAGCCATGACCGTACTTAAATACACAACTCCCATGAGCCTGAACGATATTGGCCTTGAATTGGGCGGTTTTGACCATGCCACCGTATTGGTTGCAGTTAATGTGGCAAATACATTAAGGTATAGCAACAATGAATTTGCACGCCGGTACAACCCCATTTTCGAACACTTTAATATTTAGGTTATGGCAGAATTTGTAGTAACAAGTACCAAGTTTAGTGGATTTATGCGTTTTGCCTACGACAGCGAAAACGTGCTGCAACGGTTCGAGAATAATGCCACGTTAAACCTTGAGCAATTAAAATACGTGCGCGAAAACTTTCCGTTTGCCCTCAGTGATTTAGCCAAGCTTAAAGGTCCCAACGGCAAAATTGAGGAAGATGTGGACATAACCTTTGATGCCTTCTGGAAAAAGTACAACTATAAGGTTGGAAAAGTAAAGGCACAGGAGGCATGGCGCAAACTCGACGATGGCAGTAAGTTCCGGGCAATATGCTACATACCCAAATATATATACGATACCAAATTAAAGGGGCACGAGCTGCTTTACCCCGAGCGATATATTAAGTACCGCCGATTTGAAGATGAATAACTAAAAATTAACCCATGGCCTACAACAGCAAAAACCACTTACGCAAAATAGTAGAGGTTCAGGAAATAACCCTGAACCACTCAAAATTCGGGGTAACACAGGAGTATGTGTACAAGCACTACATATACCCGGTGTACCACATTAGCCGGAGCACTTACTACGCCTACTTAAGGCGCAATGCAAAACGCGAATTAAAAAAAGTGTAATAATTATTAGTATGAAAAAATTAGTATTGGCCCTAATAATGGCCGTTGTATTGTTAACCACCATTGGAGCACCCCGCGTAAAGGATGCAAACGGTTACCCAACCAAGTATTTTTACTACTCATTAAAGTACCAGGACTTTTGGGAACTCACCGACAGCACCAAGAACCTACTCGACACCATTTATACCTATAAAGTAGGTGGCCAGCTGTTTGTTTTTAACCAGGACGGCAAGCTTATGGAAAATTACCATTTTAGGAAGTATTGATATGAGCAAATTATTGATAGAATTTATAATTAAAACCAGTAAAAATGAGAACACTACAAATTGATGAAAAAAAAGCAATGAAGCTCTATAAAGATGCTTCTCCGGAGTTCAAAGCAACCTTAGAAGATTCATTTGGCAAAGAGTTTTTCAACGGTAAAATTACCGATAGGGTTAAAACCTACGCCGATGCGTGTGCCGAGATTGGCGCAAACCCAATGGATGAAGATGAATTAAAGGAAATGGGGTTTACCGATGACGAAATATGTTACCGCAAAATTAAAACCATTACCAGGGCACTCAATGAAGGTTGGATTCCTGACTGGAATAATTCCAATCAATATAAATGGGCACCATATTTTGACTTGTCCTCTTCGGGCTTCGTGTTCAACGCTACGTATTACCGCTATACGTCTGCGTATGCGGGTAACGGCTCTCGCCTTTGCTTTAAAAGCGATGAACTGGCCACGTACGTGGGCAAACAATTTACAGAATTATATAAAGGATTTATTAAGTAACTACTAACAGATAAACAAGATGAAAGAAACAAAATCGATTACCGAACGCATCCTTACTTTTGAAGATGCACAAAAAGAAACCGGACGTCCTAACGTACCTGATTTTTCGAATGTACCAACCGACTTGCTCAAGTATTTCACGGCCCAGTACAAAATGGTTGTAATAGCCGAGGCATTGAACGAAAAATGGAAAGCCGATTGGAACAACTCCAATCAGGAGAAATGGTTCCCATGGTTTAGAATGTCCTCTTCGGGCTTCGTGTTCGACGGTACGGATTACTACTGTACGGATGCGAATGCGGGTGACGGCTCTCGCCTTTGCTTTAAAAACGAGGAAATAGCGGAATACGCGGGCGAGCATTTTATCGACATCTGGAAAGACATCCTGGCTAAATAAAAAAACAGGTTGCTTGTTTTTGAGGGTTGTCCTCTTCGGGCTTCGTGTTCAACGATACGAATTACAACTATACGAATGCGAATGCAGGTAACAGCTCTCACCTATGCTAAAAAAGATATCAAAGACAGGAACCTTGCCCCTTGGCAAAAAACAACCATTTCAAAAGGTGTCGGTAGCGGAAGCGAAGGCTCCAATTAGAAAAGCAAAGCGAAAATGAAAAGAATAGGAAATTTATTCAATATAATATGCAGCATCGAAAACCTGCAATTGGCATACGGCAAAGCACGGAAAGGCAAAGTAAATACCTATGGTGTTAGATATTTTGAAAAGCACCTCGAGGAGAATCTGAACCGGCTAAACCTTGAATTGATGGCAGGAACCTACAAGACTTCGGAATACAGCATTTTTAAGATATACGAACCCAAAGAACGGATAGTTTACCGTTTACCGTTCCGCGACCGGGTGGTGCATCATGCCATTATGAATGTTTTGGAAGATTTGTGGGTTTCTGTTTTTACCGCCGATACCTATTCCTGCATAAAAGGCCGTGGCATACATGGGGTTTTAAAGCACCTTAAAAGGGATTTAAACGATGTTGAAAATACCCGGTATTGCTTAAAAATGGATGTGCGGAAGTTCTATCCAACCATTGACCACAGCATATTAAAGCAAATAGTACGGAAAAAGATTAAGGATAAACAGCTCCTGGTACTGCTCGATGAAATAATAGACTCAGCTGAAGGCGTTCCCATTGGAAACTATTTAAGCCAGTTCTTTGCAAATCTGTACCTGTCGTATTTCGACCATTGGCTGAAAGAAGTAAAACGGGTTAAATACTACTACCGGTATGCCGACGACATGGTTATCCTTTCCAGTTCTAAGCCCTTTTTGCACGCTATATTAGCCGAAATAAACGAATACCTGCAAAGCAAACTGAACCTTGAATTAAAGCACAATTACCAGATATTTTCGGTTGATGCCCGTGGAATCGATTTTGTGGGTTATGTATTCTTTCATACCCACATCCTGATGCGCAAATCAATAAAACAACGCTTTTGCAGGCGGGTGGCCAAGCTCGATAAAAAGAGCATCGATACCAAAGAGTACAAGAAAAGGATTTGCTCCTATGTTGGTTGGGCAAAGCACTGCAATTCAAAAAACTTATTAAAAACCATAATCAAAAATGAAAAAATTCTCTGATTTCAGCATAAATACCCTCGAAAACAAAAACATATTTCCGGTACCGGTAATCTCCATCGAGGAGGTAACCAACTGCGAAATAGAGGTAATTGATTTTGAGGCTAATGTAAAAACCCGCCACGGCGATGGGCGCAGTATTGTTAAAGTAAAATTCGATGGCATTGAGCGTAAATTTTTCACCAACGCCGCTCCCATTAAAGAGGCCTTGGTACAGATACCCAAAACTGAATTTCCCTTTATGGCTACCATCAAACAACAGCGTTTTGGAACAGGAAGCGGAAAAACATTTTATTTCACTTGATTTTACTATATTTAATTATTATTTAACAACCAATTAATCTTTTATGAAAACACCTTATTTAAACAGATATCAAAGAGAGTTAATTTATTTTAAGACGAATCATGGTGCAATGCTGGAATTGAACATGGCATTGAAGAAGTTTTTACGTGAAATTTATAGATCGGTATCAAAAAAGAATAAAATTAATATTAATTAGAAAATTATGAAAAAGTTAATCATTATTTCATTTGTTGCTTTATTTGCAGCATGTACCAGTTACAAAACCTTTATACAGGTTACACCCCAAACGGGAGTTCCTAAAGGTAGTTCCGAAGTTGTTTGCACCGCTGGCATTGACCAGTTTAAAGAGGTATTAAAGGCAAACAATATAATGTATAAAGCTGCCGACGATGGCGGTGGCATTGAAACCGAAGAGTTTATGATTGACGAAGGCACCCGTGCAAAGTTTAAGGTTTATGTATTTGACGATAAGCTTAAAATTGTTCCTTATTGGGGAATTACCCAAAAAGTTAAATCGGAAATGACTGTGTGGGTAGGTTATGCAGCTGCTTCTGCATACGATGTAAACGCATTAGACCGTGCTATTTATGACAACAATACCTCACGACCTGGAAAGGTTTTTTGTTATGCCTGCCAGTTGGCAAAAAAAATGAACGTTCAACTTACTTATAAATAAATTGATTATTACCACTAAGTAATAATAAAAACCGCCTAACCGTTAGATATAGACACCAAAATTAACTTAATGGATGACCACACCGCTGAAAAGGTAAATGACTTTTTCAACAACGAGCTGACCCCTCGTGAATTCTCTGACGTGTTAGACGAGGCTTATTTTGTATTAAGCCAAGCAGCAATTTCAAAGCCGGACGCAATTGCCACCGGAACCTTACCCATTGACGAAGTGCTCTATTACTTGCATAAATTTAAAAAAGTGCTAAATAATCAATAGCCACAAGCCATGCTCTCACATAAAAAAGCCCCTGAATACTCTGGGGCTTTTTTATTTGTAAAGGTTTGTATTATAATATATTACCGTTGCACCGTTATTTAATAATAGGTACAAAATATGTTATTTTCGCAATTGAAAATTGCTAATTAATTGCAAATACCATGGCCACCTACATTGTTGCAACCGAAATAACCATTACGCGTAAAGAGGGCAACCTTGCCGATATTGCCTTTACCGTTCCCGACATATTTAGCCTAACCGGCAAAACCGTAAAATTTGCTGTTGAAGATATTAACGGCAGCTCCATAATGCTTAAGGAAGGTGCCGATGTTACCATTGCAGGCCAGCTTATAACCATACCGCTGTTACCCGCCGATACCGACAACCATGCTGGAAAGCACCGTTGGGAAATGAACGCTTACGATGCAGAGCTGCAACCCATAACCATAGGCCGAGGAGTTTTTGTAATTGATAAAAAACTACTGTAATGCCTGAGCCTATCGAAATAACGCTGGGCACTCCCTTAGAAATTACGCTATTGGGCAAAACCCCTATTTATTTAAGCCTTGACGAACAAGGAGCAACCGAGGCACCTATTGAATTGCACCTATTGGCCGAGGCTCCTGTTAATTTGTAAATTGCCAACGAGGGTCCTTTGTTTCTGGGTTATACCCTTTCTGGCCCACGCGGGCAAAATGCCCATGTATATTATGGCACCGGCGAACCACCAGCCCCCGAAGGATTACCCGATGGGGCTTTATTTATAAAGTACACTTAATTTAAAACGAAACAACCATGAGCAAGAGCAACACCACCGAAAACGACATTCCGAAAATGATGTTACAAGGAACCGACCCGGCATGGCGGGTAGGAGCTACTATTTATTTGGCGTTATACACCGCCTACCCAGGCGAGGCAGGAACCGCCGTAACCAACGAAACGGCATACACAAATTATGCCCGTGTTGCTGTTACCAAAGCTACCGGATGGACAGACGGAGGCAGTACCTTTAGCAATGCAAACCTGATACAGTTTCCACAGTGTGGGGCAAGTGGGGCAACCTTAACACACGCAGGGTTGGTTTCAACAGCAAGCGGCGCAGGCCAATTGTTTGTATCGTTCCCATTGCAAAGTTCGCTGGCAGTAAGTAACTTAATTCAGCCACAGTTTTCGGCTGGTGAACTTACCATTACCGAGGACTAATGGAACTGTTTGTAATAATGCCCAAAATTGAGCCAAAGCCTGAAATTGTTATCATACAAAATCAGGAAGAGGCCATGCGCAAGTTTGCCGAAATAAATACCGATGAGAATCCTTTGTGGGTATATTCCATTGATGTTAAAATTGAGCTATGATAAACAGCCTTAAAACGGTTATTGATGCTGAACTGAATGGTCAGGTGCGGAACTTTATGTGGCGCAAAAACCCCACACAGGCAACCACATCTGGCTATTGGTTTGATATGTCTATGTCGCCCGGCAATCCAGTTCCCCAGTATTATATTGGGGCGGTAGGTACTGCGGTTCAAATGAAGCAAAGCACCGATGGAGGCTTGTGGCATGGGGCAAACGTAGCACCCAAAACAAAGTATTTAAGGCAAATTACCACAAGGGCAACAGCAGTAACCGCAATTCCAATGGCAATGATGTTGCTTGATTACTTAATGTTTTACAGTTTTATTGACGAAGGAACTACGGATGAGCAACCCTTAATTAACAACGTTACCTTGCCCCGATACCAAGATGGTAAAGGAGTTCAGGTAATGGCTGTTTCGGTAGCATCACGCACAGGTGGGCAGCAGTTTCAAATAAACTACACCAATTCCGATGGGGTAGCAGGACGCATAAGCAAACCTGTTGTTGAAAATGCAGTTACTATAAATGGCAACATTGTAACATCGAACCCGGCAGCCGTTAATACTTCGGGCATGTTTATTCCCTTACAGGATGGCGATACCGGAGTAAGAAGCATTGAAAGTGTTACCATGTTGGGTATTGATGTGGGGCTTTTTGCCTTAGTATTGGTAAAACCATTGGCAACAACCCAAATTAAAGAAATTGGAACTGTTTACGAAAAAGACTTTATGTTGTTAAACGGTGTTATGCCCGAAATAAAGGATGATGCTTTTTTGAATTTTATTTGTTTGCCACTTGGCACATTAGCGGCAACCGGTGTTTTTGGAGATATGAAAGTAGTATGGATATAAAAAAATAATGTCATGGCAGGATTTGCAAATTTCGACCAGATAATAAACGCCCTTACCAATGGGCAAACCGATAGGTTTAATTGGAGTAAAAATATGAACCCAACAGCGGCGGCAGTAGCTAATGAGTGGCACACGTTGTTCCGTGGAAACGGTAATCCGGCACCCGATGCCCTGTTTAACACAGGCACCAACCTGTTGTTTCAAAAAGTAACCGACCAAACCGCTAATGCAGGATGTATTCCTCATGGCGGCGATAAGTCACCGGCATACAAGCACATTATTGCCGGTTCGGCGGTGTCGGCAGCAGGAACGGTAGTACCGGCTACACTGGCTTTAATTGATTTAATCGGGTTTTACCTGGTAACATCGGTAACCACAGCAACGGCACAGGCCACAACCAATACCTTATCGGCATTTAGCACGTTTGTTTGTTCGGTGAATGATATTTTAACCCACCTGAATATAAACCTAATGCCTTATACACGGGTGCAGTTTTCAACAACCGGTACACTACCCACCGGGCTTTCACCAGCAACCGATTATTACGTAATTAAACTTACCGATACCACCTTTAAAGTGGCATCAAGTTACGCTAACGCGGTAGCCGGAACAGCAGTTGCAGTAACTACCGGTACGGGTTCAGGAACACACACTATCAATACGTTGTTACCACGCTATACCAATGGTGCTGGGGTACAAGCAATTATATTTAATCCTAACTCGGTAGCCATGGGAGCAGCCACACCAAACTTTGCCTTGGGTTATACCAATTCAGCACAAGCAGCATCAAGGGCCACTCCAACCGTTTTACCAGTAGGAAAAATAGCCGGTTCAAACTCACACATACTTTATACGGGTGCAACCGGAGTGGGTAAGTATAATTACAGCGTTCCTTTGCAGGGTGCCGATGGTGGAATAGCTAAGGTTGATACCATCCAAAATTCAGTATCGTATGTGAGCGGCGTGTATGCTGTGGCGTTGGTAAAAGAACTGGCTCGATTCCCATTAAGCACCTTGGGATTAGCAGCAGAAAGGAATTTCTTACACGAAATGCCATCACTACCTCGCATTTATGATGGTGCCGCCTTGTATTTCTTGGTTGGTTCAGGGGTAGCAACCCCAGCCAACTCAGCATTTAACGGTCACTTAGATTTAGTTTGGAACTAATGTTACTTGGAAACTACAACGTTTTTAATGCCAATCCGGGGAGGTGTGTCGGTGGAACTACCGACCCCACCTACTGGATGAAAGGCGGTTTGCTGTTTGGCTGGTTGTATGGCGAAGCTCAGATACCAGGTGAAACGGAAAAATCATCGTTGTTTAATGGTTATTTACCCCCATATAATGTAGGGTTGCCATTACAAGCAGGCGGTTTATCGGCATGGAGCGGCGTTGGGGTAAACCACAATACATTTTATAGCAACTTAGCCGGTGGGTTAAATGCTTTGTCCGATTACACCACCGATGGCACTACCGCAGTAGCACAGCTAACTGCTAAAGCCAATTTGGTAGCATCTATAATAAATGAGGCTATTGGAGCGGCCAATATTACCGGTGGGGTTTCGGCATCATGCTATATGGAGGGCAGCACATCAGTTATAGCCTTTTTAACCGATGGCATTACCCGCGTTGATATTTACGGACATTCAGAGGGTTCAACAGATGGGGTTGCAACTATTTCAGCAGGGCGCAACATTTCCTGTTACATGGAGGGTTCAACATTAGCCGTGTTTAATATGGATGCCATTGCACACCTGGCTGGAATGGCCGAAACCGAAACCTTAGTTACCGCTATATTAAAAGCTAAAGCCAATTTAAGTGCCGATGCTACACCATTTACCGAATTAAGCCCTGAGAACTTAGCAAGCAACGTATGGAATTCCATTGCAACTGAATTTAACCGCACCGGAACCATGGGCAACAAAGTTAACATGGCATCGAGCGGCGGAATTGATTATGTGGCACTTTCAGAGGCGGTACGTGCTGAAATGGATGCCAACAGCGAAATAAGCAAGGTTACCGTTAACAAGGTGGTTGCCAATGGCGACATTATTACCATTTATGAAAATGATGGCGTTACCGTTTGGAAAACTTTTGATTTAAGCAACAACGGAAGGGTGGAACTATGATCCTGTTTGTAAAACAAAATAGGGGCATATTGTTTTTACGCAGCCAAGTGCTTGGCTTCCTTGTAAAAGTATTGGTAAACGGTGTTTGGCGAACCAGTAACTTTGCCCTGGTTGCAATAAATGGAACTTGGAAAAGCGTTACGTCGCTTTATACAATTGTTGAAGGTAATTGGCAAAAGAACAACGGGGCTTAACGCCCCATTATTACAACTCAATGCGGGTGGTAAAGTCAATGTAATAGGCTTGCCACCCGTTTTGTTTCTGAAAGCTGTTAACCGAGGTTATTTTCATAGGGCGCAAAGTTAATGCCACCGCACCGTTTACGGGCTTAAAACCATGCAAGCGGGTTGCAATGTTGTTCAGCTCGGTATCGGTGGTTTCAATAACCGCATCGGGAATGGTGCCGTCGGTATTGGCCATCAGCTTTTTAACGTAATGGATGCGCAGCTGCACCTCCATTTCCAAGGTATCTTTATCGGGTATCGACACTGGCTGGTCGTTTTGGAACTCAATAAACGCGCTGGTATCAATTACCAAACCGTCGGTGTACTGGTTGTTGAACCAGCTTACTTTTTTAAGGAACGTTTCCTTCAGTAGCTCTGCTTTGAGTGCTTTGTACAGTGGGTATAGCATACAATTTACAATTAGTAATTTACAATTTGCAATTATCAATCTTTGAAAAGAGAATCCATTAGCTCGTCGAGTTTTTCGCCTATGCGTTTATCGAGTTCGGCACTGGGACCAATCATTTGGCGTTGTGGCATGGTAAAGCCGCTGCCCCGTCCGGCTTTGCCTCCTTCGTTGTGAACCTCGGCATAAGGCAGTGAGCTGGTAAAAGCTACTTGGGTTGGGCTGGCGGTGGTGTCCTGTTCCCAACTGCGGCGTAAAGCTCCACGCTTAACCAAAATGGAACGTCCTTCGCTTTTTGCCTGAACCTTTTTGTTTTTGCTGGCTTTGCGTGGTGCCCACTTATTGGTTGCACCGGGTGCTTTTTCAAACCCCTGGTTATCGAAGTTGTCGTGAATAAACTCCAAGCCCTCTACTTTTATAACATCGGGTATGCGCTTAAATAGGCCGGGCAGCTTTGTTCGTATCTCTTCCAGCTTTACCTTAAAATCTTTTGCCATTTCAATAGGGTTTAAATTGCAATTAAACTAATATTCAACAATGCCGTAAAAGTGTTTTTCGCCATTGGTAAGTTCGTTTACCACTAAAAACGCCTTTTTATTATTGAGTGTTATTTCAGCATAATGTTGAATTTTAACATCGGGGTCGGTGCCGTGGTACAGTTTCTCGAACCAGGTAAGGCTTTTGTCGTTAAGCAATCCGTTAACATTAGCCAAGGCTGCATTCTTTTCAAAAAAATCGGTGTATGGGCGGTTAAGGGCATCGTTAAAACCCGCTTCGGTTACAGCAACCTTACCCAACTCAGGAGCTTTAAAAACCTTGTTAATCTGGTTTAACCCAAACTTAAGGCTGGCATTGTTAAGCAAGTTGGTGGCGGTGGCATCCACGGTTTGGTTGTTACCGTTTTTATAATACCCGGCGGTTTCGCTAAAAAGCCTTTTATCCTTACCCGCATTAAAATCGAACCCGGCAGGTGGTGAGTAAGCGGGCACCGATGCCGTGGCAGGCTTATCGGTTTGGGTAACGGAGCAACGGCAGCCGTAACCATTGGGCGGGTAGTGGGTATTCCAAAAGGGGTCGGTTATGGGTAAAATTACCCCGTTCAGCTGGGCATGGTCAGCCCGGGTGTGGCTATCCATTACGGCCCGGTATCTTAGGTTGGGATAAATATCCGCATTCTTTTCGAAGCCTTGCCACTTTTTGGCCATTTGGCTGCTGCCTATGGCGTTTGCCTTTTCAACATCCAAGTAGTTTTTGTATGTTTTAATCAAGGGCCGGGCTTTGCTCTTAAAATCGTCAATGGTGGCACTGCTGTTGGCTAACTGTTGCAGGTCGTTTTTAAACTGGTTGTCCTTATAGGCCGAAAAACGCCCGGCATCTTTAACCAGGTTGGTAATTAAATCGAACTCGGGGGTATTGTATTTTACCGTTGAAAGGTCAATGCCGGTTCCCATAGTGGCAGCTACATACAACTCCTTATAGGTGTCGTTCCACAGAATGGGGTTGTTGGTTTTGTTGTTAAAAAAATCATCTAACAACCCGCTGTAATCGGTAGCGGCAACAATCCTTTTAGTTACCAGGGATACTGAAAGCCTTTTTTTTTTAATTGGTTGGCAATGGGTTTGCCTTTTGCCTCGGGGTCTAACATGTCAGGCTCTTCCTCCGTTTTTTCGGTGTTGCTTTCCTCGGTTAATATGGGGTAATTCAACAGGCAGCCTTGCAAAGGCCATCCTTTGCCAATAAGGAAAGGTATCAGCTTATCGTTAACCACGCTTTGCACATTGCGCAAGCGGCCTTTCGTAAAATCGTCCAATACGCGCTCATGAACCTCGGCGGCACCAACAAAACTCTTTTCGTCGGAGGTGCCTGTTTGGCCATTCATTATTTTGCTTATTTCGGCATTACAGAATTCGGCAAGGGGTAGAAATTGGCTTCCGTTAGCTGAACCGGTTGGCGAAATCATTTGCACCTGGTCATCAATATCCCTAACAATGTAGGCATTGGTACCAAAGTTTTTAGCCATGGCAATTTTGTTGGCCACCTCTTCGTCGTCGTCGGTATTGCAGGCAATATCCAGGAGAGGTTTGCCAAAGCGTTCGTTGTATTCGCTCCAATCGCTGCGGCTAAAGTTTTTCCATATCACTTCGCGGCTCACGCTTTCAAATTCGCCCAGCTCTTCGGGGTCTCCCAGTTCTAATAAAAACAGTTTTTCGGCAATGTCGGCATATTCAATACCCTCATTACCTCCCACCTGGAACAATATCATTTTTTTGAATGGGTTCACATGCAGGCGCGGAAAGGTTTTAACATACGTCCATCCCTTTTTATCGTCGGGCATACCAAACTCAACCAGGGTGTATCCGTAAAATTCCACATCAACCACGTTTTTCACAAACACATCGAACCAGGTCTTTGCCAGCAGTTTCTTTTTCTCCTCGTTTTCGGTATCGTTAATCAAAACTATCCAGGGCTCACTCAACACTTTGTTAACAGCAACCTTGTACTGGCTTTTCACGTGGCCATCTTTGCGGGTGTTGTCGTATATACGCAACAAATCGGCCCGATTGCAAGTTTGATGATCCAGTGCTGAATCAACGGCATCCTTTAAGGTATCCATAGCCATTTTAACACGGTCAACGCTTGGGGCAACCAGTTTGTCCGATACCCGTTTGTTGGCTGGGGCAGCTGCCACCTGTTTTTTATTGAAGGAGAATTCGATTTTCATAATACGTTAATTAGTAAGGGTTGTTGTCGCGCTTTTCGGTACTGCCATAATAGAACCGTGTTTTTTTGTTGCCATCGGCATCGGTCATTTTCTCTAAGCTGTCGAGGCTGCTTTTACCTGAGTTTATTTTATCCAGGTCAATGAGCGTGTCGTCGTACAATTTTACCACCCGCTCAGGAACATCTAAGTCCTGAATGCGTTCGTAAACCCTAAACACTACCAGGTTAAGGGCATATTCCAACAACGTACCATCGCGGCCTGTGCCTGATTTGCTCAGCTCGGTGGTCATGTTATATCGGGCACCCAGTTTGTTTTTCAGGGTATCTTCAGCAAACTTGTTGGCTGTGGTAATAATGGTTTCATCGTCTTCGGTAATGCGGCTCAGTATGGCAGCATCCATTTTACCCATTAAATCGGTTTCGTCAATAAACATTTTTAACCCCTCCTATTTTGGTTTTGTGAATAATTACCAGTGCTTGTTTTTGTTTTGGGCTTGCCTTCTTTTTTGCCCCGGTTCAGTTTTTCAATGGCCCCTTCCACGGCATCGGGTCCATCGTCGTGAGCCATATCGGGAAAACCCAAGAACTGGTTGCGCAGCTCCTGCATGTCTGGGCTGCTTTTTTCGTCGATATTGAAGCGTATTAAGCTTTGCTCACTAAAAGGGCTTAGGTTTTCAATACGGGCTTCCTTATCGGGCTTTTTGCGATAGTCGCCGCGTATGTGCAACAGTTTGCCCCGGCGTTCGCCTTCACGCCAATACTCTTCAAGCATTAAGTCCTGAATAAAGTTAGCTTCCATGTAATGCCTTGCGGCAATGCGTGGAGGAATAATGCTTGCCAGTTCGTAATGACCGCGAACCATTTCGCCGGTGGTACATTGGCGCACGAATGCTTTGTGTATATCAAAATAGCGGCCTTTGCGTGCCACCAAAACAATAGCC